GTTTCCGAAGCCAACGACGTAGTTCAGATACTTCGCAATTGCCGCCCCGCCGTCCGGTTCAGCCTCGCAGTTGATGAAGTCCAGCGAGTTCCATGACAGAGGCGCTTCAAGTCCGCTGTTGTAGATGGTGCCGTTCGCATCCATCACGAAGAAATAGCCGTCGAGATAGGCCACGCCGGGGACGGTGACGGCTGGGTAGTCCGTGTCGGTGATCTTGGTGATGGTGTTCGCTACGCCGTTGAAGAGGTACGCATCGCGCGTCGACTTGAACATGAAGCCTGTTGCTCCGCTCGCGGAGTCCTGCATGCAGAACTGGAACGGCTGATTGGGTACGGTTACGGCCATCTTCTATGCCTCACAATGGGTTGATCGTTGCAACAGCAGTAAACCCGGCGTTGATCGTTGCGCCATTCGAGAGATTTGTCACATACGTTGTTAGTTTGTCCGGGAGAGAGTACGGATCTCCTAGCGTTACCGAATTGACGCCGTCAGAGTCGGATAATCTGATCCCTGAGCAACATGCAGCAAATGCAGCCGCCGCCGTTGATCCGTACGCTGTAATCAGTGGGGGTGTGGTTCCGCTGATGTTTACTCCGCGTCCTGTGGCCACATATGCGGCCTGGCCTTTTGGTGAGGTCCCCCACATCAACCCACGCCATCCTGTATCTCCGGGAATGCCTTTGTTTGCTGAAGGAGATAGAGCATAGAATTTGACAAGAACACCAGTTGTTTCATCGGGTACATATACCTCGTCGTCATACCCATACGTTTCATTGCTGTTGAAAAGTAGCGATTTCCCAGAGGCTAAAGAGAAGCCCCCGGAAAATGAGAAATCAGAGTCGTACAAGAACAGCTTGTCGCCGATGATCGCGAACGTAACGTTCTCGTAGGCCAAACCGTTCAGACTGAACAAACCCTGCGCGAGTCCGGACGGTAACTCTGTCCGCTTCGTCACCCCCGGCCGCTTCACGGCTATCAGCTCGCCCTCTACGTTCTCGACCACCATGTTCTTCATCTTCGAATCGGCGTTCAGCGTCCCGTCGCGCGACTCGATCGGATAGCAGAGCGGCAATCTCATAGCGCCCACGTGGTACTGGCTGAAGGTGGCGAAACGATGACCTTGCGCAGCGTGTCGCCCGAGACGACGAACAGCGCTCCATTGAAGCCGATCATCCCCTGCCCGTTTGTTCCGACACCGGAGAGCAACACGGCCGCGCCTGGGCGCTTCGCGGCCTTCACAATGTCGCCCTTGACCTCGGCTAGGAGGTTCTTCATCCGCGCGCCGCGCGCGAGCGTGCCATCTCGGCTGTGCAGCGGTGCGGTCAGTTTGAGGCGCATCGGATCAACCGCCGCTCATAAACGAGGCAAACGACGATCCAGACCGGCCCATTACGGCGTCTGGCAGATCCATCGTTGGGACAACCTGGTTCGTCACCTTGATAGCATTCATCGCGCGGCGCGCGGCCTGCTTTGTGTCTGGATTGACCTGCTTTCCGTAGCCTGGCGCCATGCGGATGGCCAGCGCCAGCATGATCGCGTCTTCGTAGCCTTCCGGCATGTCGATATTGACGGAGGTCGAAGCGAACTGCTTGACCGAGTTGAGCACACGAATTTTCAGCGTGCAGCCGGAGGCGATCGGGTACAGGTAGAGCGTTCCGTTCGGGTAGGTCGCTTCGTAATAGACGGCCTGCGTGTTCGCCCCAGCAAGCGCCTTGTAGGTCAGATCGTCGTATTTCTCGTTGTCGATCACCTTCACCGGGTAGGTGATTCCGTTGCGATCAACAACGGCCGTTTCAACCTTGATCGGGCGCGTGGTCACAATGTCGCCCGTCGGCCCGATGGTCAGGATCTGCTGACCGGTGAGCGCCTTCTGCTCCATCGATGCGAAGTACGCGAAATCGTTGTTGTTCGAGAATGTGTCGAGCAGGCGATTGAGCATGCGCAGCCCGTCGGAGAGCATCGTCGCGCTTGGTGCCTCACCTTCGCCGATGACCAGAATCTCCTTGAGCGCGTCCGAGATAATCACCGCTGCTGTCGTCGTTGCCATGCTGATTCCTTGAAGGACCGGAGGCTTTCACGCCTCCGGAGTTGATCGTTACTGGGCAGCCGGTTGGTCAGCTGCGGCCTTGGCCTCTTCCTCGGCGCGCTTGGCGTCCTCGGCATCGCGCTTCTTCCAGAGGGCGCGAACTTCCTTTTCATCGGCTTCGCTGGTGACTAGAATCTGGCCGATGTCCTGCTTGTGCTGAATCCACTTTGGATACATGATTTCTCCTATTTGTTGTGCTACAATGTACTTTGTTAAATACATCTTGGTTCTACTATGAAAACGCCAAAATTCAGTCTTGAGCTAGCTAGCAGCCTGATAAATTACGATCCGCTAACTGGCGAATTTGTCTGGAAAGTATCCACAGGAATGGCAAAAGCCGGAGATGTAGTCGGAACTGTTCAGGCTGGATACCGGAAAGCGACAATTGCCAAGGAGCAGATCAAACTTCATCGGCTTGCTTGGTTCATGACTCACGGCGTTTGGCCTGAAGGTCAGATCGACCACATCAATGGAGACAAACTAGACAACCGGATTGCCAACCTTCGTGACGTATCAATGTCGGTCAATATGCAGAACCGATATGCGCGGCGAAGGAAAAGTGAATCTGGGCTTCCGTACGGCGTTACTCAACATCCGAACGGCAAGTTTCGATCAGACATCAGAATCGGGACATTCGACACAGCAGAAGAAGCTTATGCAGCCTACATGAAGGTAAAAAGACTCATTCATGAAGGCTGCACTCGCTAACCTAGTATTTACAGAGCAAATTTGACGGCAAGTTCCGGATAAGTACAAGCCCACCCGAACAGCACGTCAAGACGCATGATCGAGTTATCGTTGACGCCGTCGTAGAACTCGGTGACCTTGATGTTCAGGCCCTTGTACGACTCTTGCGCAACGTCGATCACGCCCTTTCCGCCCGGAGGCGCCCACATCGGCACGCAGGCCAGCGTAAAGGCGTCCTTGTGGAAGCCAACTGACGTGGTGTAGGAACCGTTCGCCGTTCCGAAGATGGTGAAGGCCGCGCCGGTGGTCGGCGAAGCGGTCACGTTCTGGAACGCGCCGGAGGTGACGATCGCCGGGGAGATCGGCAGCGACGTTGCACCGGTATTCAGATCGGCAGTGACGACGAACTGCGCGAGAACGCCGGTTGATTGGCGCGACTGCGGATTGACGGCGAAGACGCCCGGCAGATTGATGACCGTTCCGGCCTTGATCGAGCCAGTCAGCGCAACGACAGTGATCGCCGCACCGGTCTGCCCCGCGCCGGAAACGTTCGTGCCCGCGACCGCCTGCGCGCCATTGACGTGCGTTGCGACGTTCTGATCCATCGCGTACGCCAGACCGAGCGAATCAACCATCACGCCGGAACCGAACTGCTTTGTAAGCGTGGCCTGGCTGTTGAACAGACCGGCGAATCCCTGCACGAATGACGCGTTGAGCGCCGGCGAGAGGATCAGCGAGCGCTGACGATCACGCGGCGCGCCCATTTCATCAAGGCGCTGATTGATGCCGGTGACCGCTGCCAATGCGGCCGCTTGCGTGGCCGGCGCCGTTCCGGGCGTGCCAATGCAGTTGAACGTCGCCAGACGCGCCATATCGAGGCCTTGGCGGTCGATTTCGTTGGCGACCGTCGCCATCGCTGCTTGCAACTTCGATTCCAGCTTCGTCAGCGATAGCGTTCGTTCGTAGCTGGTGAAGTTCAGATCGGTACCGCCTTGCGACAGCACGATCGGCACAGTCGTTTCGACGGTCGCCTGCGGTACCGCCACCGCCTGCCCGGTAGGTGTAGCGCGGCGGCTTCTTGATGTTGATGGTCGAGCCCGGCGCATAGCCGCGCGCCATGTTGCTGCCGAATTCGTCTTCCCAGTCGCGGTTGACGTTGGAAGCGAAGCCCAGCATGTTTTCGAGGATAGCCAAAGATTCCTTGGCAACGATGGAACAGGTAACGAGAGTGTTACTCATGGTCGATACTCCTTACGGCGCCTTCACGGCGTTGAATGAAAGATGGCCCCAGCGCTTCCCAGCGTTAAGAGCCGTTGATTTGCTACCTGCGCGCCCACTGAGCGCCGGATTTCTTCCGGTACTCGGCGTATTCCTCCATCGACATCTTCGACGGGTCGGAATTGGTTGCGCTGCCCCGTGTCCCGATCGGCTTGATCGGTGCCGGGGCGTTCGATACTTTTGGAGCAGAAGCCAGTTTCGTTTCGAGCTTCCCGATTTCTGCGGCCTGCCGTGCCGGTGAAAGGCTGGCAATACGCGCCACTTCGTCAGGATTCGCGGCCATGTGTGCCATCAGCTTCGCCGGCGCTTCGGATTCGATCAGCGCTTCCGCAATGTGTCGAGTTAGCGGTAGTTCGTCGAATGCCTCACGATCAAAACCGGGGATCTTCTCGGCTTCCGAGTAGAAGTTCTCCGTCTTTGCCGCAAGCGTCTGCGCCTGCTGGGCTTGCTGCTGCTGCCGGGCTTGCTGGTCGCGCTGTCCGAGCTTCCATTCGGCCATGGCTTCAACGTAGTCGTCGACGTTGTCAAACTGCGCTTGCGTCGGACGTCCGGTATCAGCCGGTGGCGTTGTTTCTGCTCGTTGTTGCGGGGCAAACTTTTCCAGCGTTTCACGGTAGGCTTTGAGTGCTCGCCGTTCGGCCTTGGCTTCTGCCTTGGCTTTTTCTTTCTGGATGATCTCGTTCAGTTCTTCTTGCGTGAACGATTTCTTCTCAGCCTGAGTTTCTACATCCGGCGCCGCCTCAGTACCTGGCGCGGGAGCCGCTACGTTTTCCGGCGTAGCTGCCGGGTTTGCCGGTTCGTTGCTTTCAACGGGTGCGGCTGTCCCTGCTTCAACTGCTGTTTCCATCTGTGCTTCCTTCCGATCGCCTCGCGGCGTCAAGAGACCCCGATAACCTCGGGTAGGTACTGCGTGAAACCTATGCGTGCGCGGCCAGCATGAACATGATGTAGGCCACGTCCAACTCCTCAACCTGTTGCTGCAGCAGTTCGGCCTGCAGCTGCGCTTCGATCAGCAGATTGCGCAGCGCTGCGGCCTCTTCCTGTGCGCGTAGAGCCTGCTGCGCTTCGAGTTGCGCCTGATACTCAGCGGCCAACGCTTCAAGTGCTGCAATCGCGTCCTGCAGCTGGCGCGAAATCTCTTTCGAGTCGTCAAGCAGCTCGTCAGCCTGAACAGGATCGGCCTGCTTGATGCGCTGAATGATGCCCTGCGCTTCGCGGCGTAACCGCTTCTGCTCTTCCGTCTCAATGCGCTTGAACTGCGCACGCAGTCCGTGCAACCCGCCTTGCTTTGGCTGTTCAACGACAACCGACGTACTACCCCAAGACGAACCCCACGACAGCCCCCATGCGCCATTCCAGCAATCATTGGTTGTGACTGGTGGATCGACCGGCACATCCGGCTGCTGCTTTAATAGCGTGAGCAGCATTAGACGTAGCTCGTCAAAACCTTGACCTGTGCCGCAGCGACCGCTGTTGTATCGTTATCCGCCGCGCCGCCAGTGATTCCGATACCGATGCCTGTAGCAAAGCGATGTCCGAGCGTGCCGAACGGAACCGAGATCACGCCTGACGCGGGAATCGGTATCGTTAGCACCGGAACGTCAGTCCCGACGGTTGGCGCTGTCGCCTTGTTGTAGAGTTTCAGATAAGCCACCGCAGCCCCGACATTGCTGGCAACGATTCCGAACAGCGTACCCGCCGAGCCTTTGACCAGAATCGGATTTGTGGTCGCTGCGCTACTCGTGTTGAGCGGCGTCGGCGTCGTATTGGTCGCTGTGACCGTGCCGCTAACTGGCTGCGTTGCGCTAACCTGAGCGCCTGGTATTGGCTCGGTCGCATACGTGCCGGGAATCATCGTCCAAACCTGCGTTCCGCTTGTCCACGCCGTTGCGCGAATCCGGAAATACTTCAACGCATTGACCGACAGTTCCCACGCATACGCCGGAGCCGCCGATAGATTGCCGGTTGTGGTTTCGATGGTGTTGGCATTCGACCGGATCGCCTGAACCGAGAACCAATTTCCATCTGTGCCATTTGTGCTGTTTAGCGACCCCTCAAACGTGACATTGACCGTTGAGAACGTCCCGGTGCAGTGGATCATCAGGTTGGAAAACCGCTCGCAGTTCATCGGAACGGTGCTTGTAGCGCTCATCACGTTCCCGACAGTCGCAGAGTAACTGGCCGGTTTCGAAGCGACCTTCAAACGGCCTTCTTCGTCTAATTTCAGAACGGTGTAATCACCGTTATCAGCGGTCGGCGCGTCAGAATCGGATCGGATTCCGAGCATCAATTGACCGTAATGACCCGACGTATGCGGCGTATCTTCCTGGTGCAGGGCATAGACAAGCGTGGCGAGATCAGAGCAGGACACAGGCACGGCAGAAGCCCGGAGTT